ATTGGTGCTATTCAAGCTATTTCAATTTATAATTTTGGTGCTGGATATACTTCTGCTCCAACGGTAGATGCATCTCAGGTAGGCGATGGAAATGCAATATTAACCGCTCAATTGGGAGCTCTTGCAGAATATGATGGTTATTTTACTGGGACGCAAGGCCTTCTAAGTGCACAGGGGAAACTACAGGACAATTATTATTATCAAGATTTTTCTTATGTCATTAAGACAGATGTTGATGTGGCGACATATAGAAATAAGATTCTTGATTTAGTGCATCCAGCTGGTCTAGCGATGTTTGGTGAAGTTTCTATGTATATCAATGCAACTGCTGGATTAATGAATTCTGCTGCAAGAACTATTGAACATACTCAAGCTAATACAGCACAGGTTGCAAATACAATTAATGTTCCTTCATTCAAGACTTTGGGAATAACATTAGCAAATCAAAATACAGCTTCACAAAATACCCAGATAGGTTCATCTTCTGCACCAAATATTATATTAACTCCACCTACTGCAATAGATAATAAGATGGAGTTTCCAGGCATAGATTTTGATTTACTTTTGGAACAAGATAATGCTGGAATTGGTCTTGAAGGTTTGGGTGATTTTATTGGAACTGAAGAAGTTGTGATTCAACATTATGGAGACTGGCTACATACTGAAAGTGGGGATAATCTAGTACCAGAATCGCCTGGTGTAGATAATATTAAGTTTCAGTCAGATATTGCATTAAGCGCTGTTACTTATTATAATCTTCTTCTTGAGGATGACCAATCCAAAATTATGCATGAAGACTTTTATAATTCTATAATTCAGGAAGATGATTCTAATCTTGAACTTGAGGAACAGGCAGAGGAAGATAATTATGTATTATTTGAGCCAATAGCTGATACTGTTCAAATTAAAACGGAAGACAATTTAGATGATATAACATTAGAGAATAATGATTTAGAATATAACATAATATTTGAAACTGGTTCTGGTGGTGGAAGAATATTATATGAAAGTGCTACGTATGTGCTTGAGACTGACCAAACCGCGAATACTTTTGTATTAGGCTCTGAATACGATGCTGATGATCTTTCAAATTATGTTGCTTATGAAACGGATGAAGTTTTTTATGATAATAGAATAACAGTTACAGATAGAGATGATTCTCGTGGCTTTTTTATTCCTCAGATTGAATTTCCAGAGGAAGAATTAGGAGCTGTCCATATTGATATGGGTTTTGGTAGTCAGTTAAGATTGGAAACAGACCTTCCAGCGAATATCCGTCTTGAATATCAACTTCAAATGGATCTTCTCACAGAAGCTGGTGAAAATATTTCAACAGAAGATGGAAATAATATTGTTGCGACAGATCCATTTCATGGTAAAGCTGGTGAAACAGGAAATCTTCTTCTTCAAGATGGTGGTCTTTTATTGACAGAAGAAGTTCAGCCATCAGAGACAGAAGGCTTTGATTTTGATTTATTGATGCTTGAAGACACGAATGGAATGTTCCCTGTCTATATGGCCATGGAAGATACGATGACTGATGAAGTCATTAGTTATAGAGAAGTAGAAATTATTCCCAATTCTAGAGAAGAGCATGCAGATGAATTTAGACTTTTAATAGAACATGATATATCAAGCCTTGGGGGTGTGAAAGATGAGTTTTTCACAGAAGGTGGAGATAGATTAGTTGGCGAGTCTGCGGAAATATTACCAATCTCTGCTCAGACCCGAATGGAAAGCCTGAAATATGCATCTTCCAAGGGTGAAGCTGTAGCAAGTTATACAAGAAAACTTGAAGGAACTGCTACATTCATAAGTGGTGATGATTTTGAACTTCTTTCTGAGGATGGTAAAAGATTTGTCTCAGAATCAGATTTTGACCTTGATAATCTTTTATCTGCAAGTGGAGATTCGTTAGTTCTGGAACACGATCCTAATTCATATTTTGCAATAGACAAGACTGACCCTCTTGATGGAGAATCAAGAGCTTTCTTGAGAGCAGAATATACACGCAAATCTCAAGTAGAGGGAACTGGAACATCATTTGCTGATGATTTTAATGCCCCAATAATATTGGAACGTGAAGATTGGATGAATCTAATTGCAGAAAATGGTAGTAATATTATAATTGAAGGCAATGATAGAAAAGTCCTACAACAAGAGCATGTAGTAGATGAAGAAGTTCAGTATATTGAACTTGAAAGTACTACTTCGCAACTTGATTTAATTATCTTTGAAAATTCCGATGATAGAGTTTTTGAACATATTGTCGCAGAAGATTCTCAAGACCTTATTGCATTAGACGATTCTGTACAAAGTAATAACAGAAGATTAATCCATGAAGATTATCTTGATATAATTGTTGATGAATCTAGTATTGCTCTTGAAGAAGATTTTCAAATTCAGATGGAGGATTTTACACCATCTGTTCTGGGAAGGCCCTATCTTACAGAGAGTGGGGATAATCTTCAATTAGAACATATTACAAATAATATTTGTGATGAGGTTCTTAAAGCTGTAGGCAGCATTACTCATGATTTGAAGATATCAGAGTTTGTTCCAAGTCTTGGATTAGAGGGATTTGAAAGTGGTGAAATAATTCTTGAGGATTATACGACATTTGGAAATGAAGGAGTTGGCACACTTATTCCAGAAGGATTATGTGTTGAAATCGCTGAGGATGAATTCATTGGTGCGAATAGATGGATTTTAGAGCAGAGCACAGTTGATGGTCACCCAATACATCTTTTACATGAAGACCATTATGCTATGACAGACAGCACGGGAACAATAACGGTTACAAATGATAATAGACCTGCTGGAACAGCACCATTTACTTTTCAAACAGACAATCCAATATATTCTGATTCTAATCTGGTTGCAGAAAATGGAAATCAGCTCGTGAGTGAAACGGGCATAGTAGCAAAGACTACCGTTGAAGTTGAAATACAGGGACTAGATAGATTCCCCCACGGAGTCAGAGATAATGCTCAAATCATATTCTCAGATGGGGAAACAGGCCAGGTAATACAGGCTGGTTCTCAGTATGATTCGGATATTGGAAAAGATTTTCTACTTCAAGTTGATTATGGTTCAATTCTTCTTGAATCTGAAGATGAAGATATAGATGTAGCTGTAATTGGAAATGATACGACAAGCTATCTTTTAGATGAAGTTGATGGAGAGAAGATTAAGAGAGATTATGGTAATTCCACTCCACAAGTTTATACAGTGAGATATGGAAGAGATTCGCGTTCACTGGATGATGAGGGAGTTTTGAAGATGGAAACTTGTGAAACAGAACATTCTGCTGATGATACATACTTTAATGACTCGGGCAGGATGTATCATTTTATGATTGATGGATTTAAGAGTAGATTTACTCCATTTGAATCCATGCAAATTCGTGAGGCGGATGAAATTTTTGGAAATGATATTGTGCTTGAAGATGGAGAAAGGTTACTTGTAGAAGATGGAGAGTTGACTCAGGATGAGAATCTTATTCTCCTTGAAGATGATACATATCTTGCACAAGAAGAAAATTATACTCTTCTCTTAGAGCCTATAGGATATTATGAAGGTAAAATGTTATATAATGAAGAAGAACTTTATAGAATAGATTATATCGCAAATAATACATTCTTAAAGGTATCTAGCGGTGAAGAATTATATCCAATTTTGGATGCAACAGTCAAGACAAGAACTTTAGAGGTAGTTCCTTCTTGACTAAATATATAAGAACAATAATTTTAATAAGTTTTTGGAGGATACTCAATGCCTGCTTTAGTAACTAATAAATTTCGTATTCATAATGCCAAACAATTTGTGGAGGCATTTGATGAGGTGACTGCTACCTCTGGTGCGGCCGTTTCAGACGCTAGCGGGCTCCTCAATACAAATATGTACCTATTTATAGGTAAAACCACAGCGTGGAGTGATGACTCTGCTCCACCATCACCAACCGATGCTGTAGCTAACACACACTATGAGCATTGGCGTGATATGATTGCCGCAAAGAAGATTTCTTCTTCAGATGTGTCTCATGTCATTCCCAGAAAAAACTGGACTAATAATACTAGTTATTTTGCTTATACAGATACAGAGGCGGATCTTTTTAGTCAAGATTTCTTTGTAATGACAGACGAATTTAATGTCTATAAATGTCTTGCTAATAATGAAACAACTTCAGGCGGTGCTGTTGGTACAACATCCACGGTAAAACCAACTGGAACTGGAACAAGTCTTATCTCAACTGCCGATGGTTATAAATGGAAATTTTTGTATCAAATTTCAGCATCAGATGCTTTAAAGTTTGTTACACCAAATTATATTCCTGTTCGTACAGTAAGAAGAGCGAATGATTATCTCGCTAATACTAATGACAGTTCTCCTGGCCAGAATCAATATGATGTTGAAACAGCAGTTGCAGCAACAAATGGTGGAAATGGTGCAATTGAAGTAGTTAAGATTTCTACAAGAGGGTCTGGCTATCAAGGTGAGGTTGGAACAATTACTGGCACACCAACAACATCTACAATAAAAATATCTGGTGCTACTGCAGGATTTGCTACAAATTCTATTGTAAATTCTGATATTTATTTTACTAGTGGTTCCCAGAGTGGAAAGGGTGGAACAATTACCGCTTACAATCATGGTACTACAACATTAACATTCACTCCCGCATTATCTGTTGCGCCCGCAGCGGGTGATGGATATGCAGTCGGGCCTAAAGTTGTAATTTCTGGTGACGGCCAGGGGGCTAATGTAAGAGCAACTGTTAATACTACAACTGGTGGAATTAATGCTATTTCTGTTATTTCAGTTGGGAATAATTATTCTAATGCTTCTATTTCTATTGTAGCAAATACAACTGGATTAACAATATCTCCAACATCACTGACTCCAATTGTCGGCCCAGTTGGTGGTCATGGTTCTGATGCTATAAAAGAACTTGGTGGATATTATATTCTTACAAATGCTAGACTTGAATATTCGGAATCAAATAATTTCACAACCAATAATGATTTTCGTAAGGTGGGTATTGTAGCTCAACCCAAATATGCAAATGGTGATGTTTCTACTGCTTCAGTCATAGACCAAGCAACAACTATCGTTCTTAAAACGTGGAATGGTACTCAGTATGCTGCTGACGAATTAGTAACTGGAGCGGATTCTGGATGCACAGGAAGAGTGGTTGACTTTACAAGTAATAATACTCTACGATTAACTGATATTGTTCCAGCTGGAAATTCTACAACTGCTGGATATAACAGCATTTATGGATATTTTACTACATCAGAAGTTATTGCTGCTAATACAATAAATAATGAATTAGGTGCTGGGTCTGGAGCCTCGGCAACAGCAAATGATGCGGGTTCAGTTACAGGTGGAGACTTGAAGAGATTTAGTGGTGATGTTCTCTATGTAGAGAATCGTTCCCCTGTTACAAGAGCAAACGATCAGATTGAAGATGTGAAACTTATCATAGAATTCTGATTATCACAATTCATTTTAGGGAAATATAGATGGCACTTACTACAGATTTTGATGTAAATCCGTATTATGATGATTACGATGAAACTAAAGGATTTTATAGAGTTCTTTTTAGGCCTGGATATGCTGTACAGGCTAGAGAGGTTACTCAACTTCAAACTATTCTTCAAAAACAGGTTGAGAGATATGGTAAACATACTTTTAGCGAGGGTAGTATTGTTTTGGGGTGTGATCTTAATTATGACAATCAAATAAAATCTGTTAAGCTTGAAACACAGTTTGCGGGTGCTGATTTAACAATTACTGATTTTGAGAATACAACCATAACAGGTGGGGCATCAAACGCTACAGCTAAAGTTGTGGCTACTGCCGCTTCTTCAACAACAGACCAACCAACTTTGATGGTGCAGTTTCAAAGTTCAACTGAATTTAATGATGGTGAAACTCTTACCGTAACAGGAACTACTACACAGGCAAATACAGTCAGTGCAACTGGAGCGTCTGGTGTTGCTGATTCGGTTGGAGCTGGATCAGTTGTTAGTTGTTCTTCGGGTGTGTTTTATGTCGGTGGTTTTTTTATATTTAAAGATGCAGAGTCATTAATCTTAGAAAAATATAGTAATACTCCTTCATATAGAGTTGGATTTCAGACTACAGAAAGTATTGTAACTTCAGACAGCGATACCACTCTACTTGATCCAGCTCAGGGTGCATACAATTATGCTGCTCAGGGCGCAACAAGATACAAGATTGAATTAACTCTTAGTTCTAAAACATTCTCCTCTGCAGATGATGTTGAAGCAGCTGCAGATGCTAATTTTTATCAATTATTGAAAGTTGATAATGGTGTCAAAGTTGATCAAGTTAAATATCCAGTATATTCAGAATTAGAAAGAACTCTAGCTAGACGAACTCATGATGAATCTGGAGACTATACCATATCTCCTTTTAATTTGGAACTTGTAGACCATCGCGGAGTTACTGGTAGAGTTTCAAATACTGATGTTACAGAATCTTCGGTAAATCTCAAGGGCATCGGTACTGATTTTTTAAATGAGGTAAAGGTTAATGATGTTATTCGCTTGAGTAGTAATACTGCTCAAACAGCTATAGTTACCACTCTAAGTTCAGCAAACACATTAGTAACCGATACGGCCCTTCAAGTTCAAAATGGAAATACAATTATTTCTTTTGAGAGTAAACTTTCTGCTGGTCTTGAATCTGGAAAAGCTTATGTCAAAGGCTATGAATATGATAGTGTCGGCACTAAGTATATTACAATTGATAAGGGTAGAGACACACAAACAGTAACATCAGTGGGGATTTCTACTTCAATAGGGAATAAACTTAATGTAAAAATTGCTAATGGATTCTTTGATATTAGTACCCACGCCCTTGTTGACCTTCATTGTGCAGATGCTGCATCTCAAAATACATCTGGTACGAGTGCAAGTGATAGCACCTATGGTACTCAATATAAAAAATTTCTATCCCAGACAAAAATTGGAACCGCTCGTGTAAGAGACATGGATTTCTTGGCTCTTTCTTCTAATACAGGAAATACTACTCATTCACATTCTGACTACACGATGTATCTTTATGACATTAAAACATCTAATAATAAAACTGGAACAGTTGCGGATATTTCAAGGGGTATCCATTTGTATAAAGATACTGCTGATATAGACATTTCAACATGGAATGACACTGCAAAAACAATTGAACGAAACAAAAATAAGATAACAATCGCTAGTGCATATGGTGAGCATATGGATAGGGGTTATTTGATAGGTGGGGGTTCGGCAAATACTTCTTATGAAGCATTATCAAAGATAGCAGATGTTTATAATGGTGCAACAATAAAAGTTACAATTCCAGACGTAAACTTTTTTCAAGGTGAAGACAATACAGGAACTCCTACCGCATCAGCGGTTGGAGGGGGGGATACGCAGGGTTCTTCTGCAATAACTGGACAAACTGCACCATCTGCAAATGCAATTTATAATATTGCTTTAGAAGACCCTGTAGACGGGCTTCACGAGTCTACTCCAGGCCCACGTAACGAAATGCGGACATCTGGAAGACTTGTTCTTGAGGCTAACGATGGTGCCTCTCCAACAAATTCTAATTTAGAGTCTTCAATAACATCTGATACATACACAAGAAAAATAATTGGTACTACCGTTCAGCGAGATAATATAATTCTTACCCTTGATGAAGATTTAGATAAAAGGTCAACATTTGTTGGGGGGTCAACTGGTCTGGCTGCAGATACACACCTGAATACTACTTATGATATTTCATTTCAGCCAAAAGACATTAAGTCTGTTTCTTCATCTAATACAGAAGCAAGACTTGCTTATGCAGATGTAGATGAACTCTCTAAATTTGGTGGGAATAATAAAGATGTATTTTCAAATACAGTATTGGGAGAATCCGAATTAACTTCCTTGGTGTTTCCTATTCCGAATCAACCTCTCAAATCGGTTTCTCAATATCAATATACTTTTAAAACTGCTGCAACTGTATCAACTACAGGTGTGGGAATTGCAACATTAGCTCCAACAGGCAATGCTATATTTGATGTTACTGGAGCACTTTCATCAACCCAGGCAGAAGAGACTTTTGTAGTAGTTGTTAATGACAGGGGGTCAGATACAACAATATCAGATGGACAATATTTAGGATTTAGTAATACTGATGGAATAAGCAGAGGTGTTACTATTGCGGGGGATGGAAGGTCAGCAACAATTGATGCTAAGACCTCAGCTGTTGTTCAACTAAAAGTTATCTATACTGCAAAACAAACGATTAATCAAACTGGTGTAGCCACTGATGTTAAAACAAAAACAATTGTTGCTGGGAATACTACAGTTGCGAATACTGGTTCTGTTACTAATCAAATTACTGAAGGTCAGCTCATTGTAGCAACTCCAAATAATTCGGTTGGTGCTGTGCAAAATCTTCCTGTTTCTGATGTATTTAATATTGTAAAAATAATTGATTCAGGGCGGCTTGTAGACGCGGTTAGTAACGGTATGATCTCTCAATCTGCTAATAATATTACAAATTCCTATACTTTAGATCCAGGCCAAAAAGATGCTTATTATGCACACTCATCAATAAAATTAAAGCCTGGATTTCCAGTTCCAAAAGGTCAAATTTTGGTGATTTATGATTATTTCGCTCATAGTGGTCAAAAGGGAGCATTTTCAGTAGATTCATATAATACTGCAATAGGTGAAGCTTATGATGGCGGAACAAAAATATTTGGATATGGGGATATTCCAAACTTTGTAAGTCCTATATCTGGAGAATCTCTTAGTCTTGCTAATGCTCTTGATTTTAGGCCAAGGGTAAAAGATAGTACTTCAGGCGTTCCAGATCCAGATGTAACATCCGCTACAGATGTAATTGAAACCTCTCTGACACTTATACCTGATGCAGATACAACTTCAACTTTGTCGTATCAATATTATCTTCCAAGAGTAGATAAATTGGTTCTTACAAGAGATAGAAAATTTGAAGTTATTAAGGGTGTATCTGATAAGAATCCTGTGGCTCCACCAGATGATGATGATTCAATGACTCTGTATACTCTCAGTATTCCTGCATTTACTTATGCATTAACTGATATTGAAACTCGTTATATTGACAACAAGCGTTTCACTATGAGAGATATTGGTAAATTAGAAAAAAGAATTGAAAGATTAGAATATTATACATCTCTCAACTTTTTGGAGAAAGAAACAGCTTCAAAAAGTATTACATCAAATTCGGCTAAGGATTCATTATTTAACACAGCTGGTGAGAGGTTTAAAAATGGTATTCTTGTAGACCAGTTTGCTGGACATTCCGTTGGGGATGTGAGCGTTGATGATTATAGGGCAGCTGTTAATTTTGAAAGTAGACAATTAAGAGCTCCATTTTTCTCAGATAATTTTAGATTTACCGCGAATACAGAGGGAAGTAAAAATGTAACCAAAACAGGAGATTTAATAACTCTCCCATATTCAAATACTAATTTTATATCTCAACCACTTACAGATGGCGCAGCTGCGGTTCCAAATCCATTTAATATTTTAAATTGGATGGGGTCGGTGAAGCTTGACCCACCTTCAGATACTTGGTATGATTCAAACAATCCAGTTGATGTTACAGTAAATCTTGAAGGGCATCATGATAATTGGATATTGGGTTCTTCTAGGTCTGGTTTTGGTGCACAGTGGGATGATTGGTCTGTAAATTGGACAGGTAAACAAATTAACCCAGAACCAAATACTGCAGTATCAAATTCGGGGTCATTAACTGTTGGAACAAGAAGCACGAAAACAATCGATCAAAAGAAATCAAAGTTTGGAATATATTCTACTGACCCAGTAGAAACGGTTATTAAAACAGTAAACAATAAAAAAGTAGACCAAAGTGTAATTCCAAAAATTAGAGAACAAAGGGTATCCTTTACAGCTCAGGGGTTACAGCCTCTTTCAAATGTTTATGTATTTATTGGTGATACTGATGTGAGTGGACATACAGAACCCGCTAAGAAATTAGTTCTTAATGCAGCAAATGGAGCATTTAAAAATGGTGAGGGTATCAAAGATTCTGCTAATAACAGAGGTATTGTAAGAATATCATCAAATACTGTAAGTAATGTTGCAACAGTTTATATTACGGATATCAATGGCAATACAAGTGCAACTCTTGGTTCGCCTGTTACTTCTCAAAATAATAGAATATCAAATTCTGCAGTCGGATTTGCTGCAGCAAATGTAGTAACAGGGTTAACGAGTGGAGCTAATGGAACTGTTAGTACGATAGTTGCGAATACAAGAGGAATTTTGGCTGCTGGTATTTCTAAAATGCAAACAAATGACCGCGGTGAAGTTTCGGGAGATGTGAACATTCCAGCTGGAACTTTTAGGTCTGGAGATAGACTTTTTAGAATTACAGACCACGCTAATAATGAAATATTATCTACAACTTCTGTATCTGAAACATTCTTTAAAGCGAAGGGCCTATTACAAAACAGAGAAAATCTGATTATCTCTACGAGAGAACCCATTATTCGTAGAGAATCAATAACAAATGAAGAAATTACAAGAGACGCTTCAAAGAGAGAAAGTGGTATCTCAAATTTTATAAATCCTCTGGCTCAAACTTTCTTTGTTGATGCAAATCTTTATCCTTGGGGTATATTTGTTGTTGATTGTACTTTATATTTTAAGACAAAAGACGATAATTTACCAGTTACAGTACAACTAAGACCAGTTATTAATGGATTCCCAAGCGCTTCACAAATTATTCCATTTTCAGAAGTAACTAAAAATCCAGACGATATAACAGCTTCCACTACTGTTGCAACTACTGTTGCAAGAGACTTATATTCAACCACATTTACTTTTGATTCGGTTGTATATCTTGCTCCAGGCGAATATGCTTTAGCAGTCTTGACTAATAGTTCTAATTATGCATTATTCAGTGGTAGTATTGGCAATGATGTGACAGCAACAAATAGAAAAATTGCACATCAACCAAGTGTAGGTTCTTGTTTTCTGGCTTCAAATAGTGGTGAATATAAGCCTGATCCAAACCGAATGATAAAATTTAAACTTTCTAGGGCTGATTTTACAGGTCAAACTAT